TGGCTTTACGGACGACGTGGATCGGGCCATCGAACGTCCGGCTATTGACAGTGACGTTCTGGCCGTTGGGAATGAACTGGGCATCGATCACGGCTGCGCCGATGCTGGCCTGCCAGGGAAAACCGTTCTGGCCACTGCGGATCACATCACGTGCCCAACTGGTATCGCGGCTAACCAAACCCTCGGCAATGAGGCTGCCGTTTTCCACCGCGACGCGCTGCGTGTGGCCGACGCCTTGACGCGAACTGTGATCCAGACGAACCGGAATGTCCTGGCGATCAATGGCCAGGCCTTCAAGGTCCACCACGACGGGGTGCGGGAATCCTTCAATCCGCATCAGGCCGCCGGTGTAAGCAACCATCCGAAACTGTGGGACAGTTTTCTCTTTGTCACCGGCAGCTTCGATGCTCAATGGGCAGATGAACGAAAATTGGTCAGGCAGTTGTTGGGTTGGCGACTGTGTCATCGTCATTAGCAGAAGGCTCCTGTGTGGATGAAGAAGATGAAGTAGGTTGAGCAGGCTGACTTTCCGATGTCGTCAGCCCCAGTGTTTGCATGAGTCGGGTTTCCTTGGCACGCTGGCGTAACTCGGTTTCCCAGTCCTTGCCCTGACGGGCATACTCCGCGGCCAATGTGGTAGTGTGACTACTCAAACGTTTGGCTTGAGCGTTGGCCTCCTTGGCCGGATCGACATGCTCCGTGCCATCAAAAAACCACCCCCGCCCCCGGAAGTTCCCCCGTAAGTCTAAAAGTTGGCGTTTTGAATTCAGGGCACGTAAAACACCAAACTCCGGCGTCAACATGGCCTCACGTATCCATGCGTTGAAGATTTGATCCAGCACGATTTCAGCCAGATTCGCCTGTTCCACGCGAATGGATTTGTAATAGGTCTGGTGATCCAATCGCCCTGATGCATAGTTGTAGCCCGAAGAGTTGCAGGCGGCGATGTTGTAGGGAAGGTTCAAACAGCGTGCGATTTCGTTGAGAATCTCGCGTTTGAACTCCGCGTATGTAGTCGCCGGTTGCTGCGAGTCGATCTGCCCCAAACGCCAACCATCGGGCAACACCGTGGCCATGCGTTTCTCAAGATTGACGATATCCATCGGATCGAGCGGTTGAGCTTCACCATTGGCAGGCGAATCGGTGTACAGCACCGCAGCAAAGTCGGCGGCGGTTTCGGCGGCGGCAATCACAGCCAAGGTGTAGCGACGTAGTTGAGCAAACAAAGGAAGTGCAGGAGTAATCTCCGGAATGCCGCGATGTTGTTCGGGGCGATCTGCACGAAACCAGTGAATCACGGAAGTTGCGGGGACCTCGTCATACTGAGATGTCCACGAGGAATAATTGCCCAGGCTGCCCGGATGCTGACGCAGGATGGAATAGAACTGCGGGTTACCAAAGCTATCGAGAATCACCCCGTCCACATCATTGCGTGTGGGCAACATCACCGACGATGGCGATGCGATACGATCCGCTTCCACCAATTGCAGATCAAGAGCTACCGGCGAATCGACATTAGGATTGAAATTCAAAACACCGAATGCTTCACCGTCCGTGCTCTTGGCCATGCGCATGGTTCGCAACTTGGATGCCAGGCTGACCGCTTTACTCCACTGAGCAAAGGCGTCTTCGATCTGGCGGTTGAGATTGTCGTGTTTGGTGAGTAACTGCAAGCGAGGGCCGGTGCCGATGCAATCATTAGCCAGCGTCAGGACGATGCCCTTGGCATAACTGTTGTTGGCCACTTCGTAACGAGCACGTTCCCGCAGCTTTTTACGGATGTCTGCTGACGCAGCGCAATCTGCTGACATCGCGTCAGCCATCGCCCAGTGACGCGCGTTTTCCGCTGTGGTCTGCGCCGCGTCGTAACGCGCCCGCACCACGTTGGCCATCGGCATACTGCGTGTCTGTTGTTGGCGTTGAGTCTGCGGTTTGGATTTTTTGAACCAATTATGCAATTGCATCAAACAGAACCCCCGGGATTGATCTTGAATACTTTGATACCTAAGCCCTTGGATTGAGCAGCCTTCTTCGATGCCAGGTAACGATCCACGGCGATCTGATCCTTGAGTGAATGCTGCTTAACGTGCTGCCCGTCGACTGACACTTCAGCCGGTGCGGCAGCGTTTTCTTCGAGGTTGTTTTTTGTGGTGTCATCAGACATATGAATTTCCAAAATCAACAAAAATGATTCCCGCCCACTTATTACATACACGGCGCCGAGCAAAACTGTCAGCAATTTTGAAAGAAAATATGAAAATAGTTTAAAAACCTACAAACATACTTAGTTTGAAACGTCACTACCTACTATGTTGCAGATCAGATAAACGTATAGGCTTGCGATTCATACTTACTTTCATATCCGTACCAAGCAACACCGCGCCCTGCATAGACGCCCCAACCGCACAACCCACCAAGCAATCCAACCAGTGGTTGTCCGGGCGCGTGGCACGGAGTTTCCACTCATCAACGGTGCGACCTTGGGCTTGAGATTTGACTCTGTATTCAGCCGTGAGGTGATCAGCAAGCATGCGATGTGTCTTGTCATCACGACCAAAGAGCGACAGGCAGCCTGGATCACCCATGGATACAGACAGACGCGCATGAACGAATGTTTTCCAGTAGTTGGTGTCAATCAGTGCGTGGCGTACCTGACGCTTGCCCACGGTGTTGGGAATGCGCCAATGCAATCCCACACGATCCCCGCGTTTGCGTTTGTATTCACTGAATGGAATGCTTGACGCCCCGACATAGCGACCATGACTGGGTAACAGCAAACCTGCGTGTTGGCTCTGCCGACAGAACTGATACACCACATCGGTGGACTGTCCCCAGTTGGCATCGATCAAACATCGGTCGATGCGCATCTCCGCACCATCGTCCCGGTGATACGTTGCTGCAAGTTTTTCAGCGGTGAGTATGTCGAGACCTGCATAGATCTGCCCTTCGAGTCCTGCGCCAGGTGCAGCACGACTAATCGTAGATCGGATATCACGCAATGTGTAATACGCGCGTTTCTGTTCCGGCCATGTGCCGTAGTCCACGACGTAACCTGTAAAATTTTCCTCCCAGCCACATAGCATCCAGAACAAAACTTTCTGCTGCACGTCGATGAACATCGTCAGATGATTACATACTTGGGGGATCACATTCCGGGGGTGACCGTTGGTTTTAGCAGCGATGGCATCGGCGGCCAGCATCTCCTCACCGACGGATTCGATGATCGGTTCATTTTGATATTCAGCAAAGAACGCAGCTTCATCACGCAATCGCAGATTCATCGCATGCTGCAAGGCTGACAGTTCATCTTCGTTGTACCGTTGCGGCCAGGCAACATGACTACCGGCATCCATGACCTCTTGATTGCTTCGGTAAAACTCAGTCGCCTGTGAACCGTCACCATCATTGCGAAGACTGTCGGCACGAATCTCAGCATATTGGGCCCATAGCTTGTCACTTCCGGGGGCGGGAAAGGAGTAGATCATCTTCGTCCGTTCCCCCTGCCATTCTGGATGTTTGTCCCGATCAAGGATGTTGTCAGCCATGTCTCCAGGCCGGATCACCGTACAGGCCATGAGTCCGGCGATCTTCTTACCCGGCCCAGCCATACCCAACACATCACCGGCCAGGATGGCTTCACGCCGTTGTGATTGGGAGGGTGACCATGCGGACTCGGTCGTCTGTGGGTCGTCGACCAACACCAACTGCGGGCGCACAACCTGCCCATCGGCGCGGGCATAGTTCTGGCCACGGATGTCACTGCCCTTCATACCACTCGATGAGATGACGATCCCCGATGACAGACTGCCATCGATCACCGGCAATACCACACGATCCGATGACCAATCAATGCGCGTCGGTTCACCTTTATACTTCTGCCCCTTCTGACGATTGGTGATCCGCTCCAGGCATCTGATTGGATACGTCACCTCCGGAAAATCTTCATGCAGCAGCGGATTCGTCTCCAACCAGATTTTGATGTTTTCCAGCAGGTCACGGGCGCGTTCAGCACTGGCAGCAACCAGACAGATGAATGGCGATGCACCGATCAGAGCTGCCCACAACACCGCTGTCTGGCAACAAACCGTCTTTCCACTTCCGCGCGGCATCGCCATGGCAAACAGGCCACCGGTGCGGACAGCTTTCTCGATCTTCTCAATCACGCGAAGGTGATCGTCTGACCACTGTAAATAGAACACCTCAGCAAAATACGTCTCACAAAACGCCCGGAACCCCCCGGAAATTGCCATGCAGCGGGCCTTACGATCCGGATCGACAACTGCCGGTATTTCGCCGATGTCCTGTGCCGAGCGCACGGCATCGGCATTACGTTCGGCCTGCCTTGCCTTTTGTTCGTCGTAACTCAACGGCCCGGACATGGGCTTAACCGATTCCAACGTCAGCCATGCGGCATACCGAAACAAATCAACCGACTGCGGATTGGATGGATCGCTGATGCTGTAACCCGCACGGTTACGGTGCCGACGCAGTTGGAATTCCGTCAATGGCTCAGCATTTGGAATGTCGATGGCATTGACGATCCGCAACAAATCCGCAGGTCGAAGCTGGCGTGGGTTGAATGACTTCTTACTCATCGTCTGCCTCCATCTCAGGTCGTGCCAGGAATGCCACGTAATCAATCAGGCTGAATGTGCCATCGGCGCGAAGTAACTGACCATCATCAACCACTTGCTGAATCTGCTTTTCATCGATCCTGCGATTAAATGCTTTGGACAGAATCTGAGCCGTCTGCGGCACGGTGACCGCCGTCATTCTCAATGTTTTTGGACTATCTGTAGGTTGTGTCATCAATTTTCAAAAACACCTTATAAACAAGGGTAAAAGTCACATTATTCGCTTGTAATCCGTCTCGAATGATGGCTTCATGTGTCTATAGAAAGGACATCAACATGAAAGCCAAAACCACCAAACGTAAACAGGCATACAAGGACGCAACAGTCAATGAGATCGCACAACGCATCCTTGGAATTGACACCTTGCAGACACGCAAAAGCGATTCATTGGATTTTCACGACGTCGCTGTTTGGAACATCAAGGAGGCGTTGGAAGCCGCCTTTGAGGCAGGACGCAAGGCAGACCAGTAACCATTCGCAACAGGAGAAACACATGCGAATCACACGAATTGAATTTGCCGGACGAACAGGCATCTTCGCCATCATCAAACGACCCCATGAAGCCAAGCAGATCGAGATTGAAATTCTGCAACCCAACAAGGAAGGCACCCATTGGGTGAAAGCCGACGACGAAGACGAACTCTTTGCCATGGCCGTATTCCTGCAGGAACTGCTCGACGGTTACCAA